GAACGGTCAGGCCGGAGCCGGGGAAAATGGCGCCTTTTGTTGTTAAATCCGCAGCGGGCAAATCACTGCCGCTGATTAATCGACTGGCATTGATAAGGCCCTTGTCGGTGTATTGAACAACGTGGTACTCATCATCAACAGCAACAACCGTATTGTCGATTTCGATGCGATCCCCGTCCATGGTCAGACCTTCGCCGTTGACCAGGACAGCGCCTTTTGTCGTGGTCGTAGCGACGGGCAGATCATCGCCTGTCACCGTGCGATAGCCAACAGTGCCACCTGCGCCGCTGGGGCCAGCAAGAAATTCGGCAGCACCGACTGTATTGCGCTCGTAGTGACGGTGACGTTGACGATGCCTGCCCTGCCGCCGATAACGGTGTTGATCGAGCCTGCCGCTTTGATTGCGACCCATTCGGACCCATCCCAGCAATGAACCTTGTCATCTTCAAGGTCAAGAGCAATTTGGCCAACGAATGCGCCGCTTGCGGGGAGAGTGCTGACAAGATCAACTGTTGACTGGTCGCCCAGTTTGGTTGCGGTAACGGCTTCGTCGGCGAGTTGCGTGGTATCAACGGCGCTATTTTCAAGTGCAGATCCCGGCACCTGCTGCGATCCGAACAGGATCTTGGCACCTGGAATGGTGTCATCAGCAATCAGCGTTACAGCGTTGCCGACCAGATCCGTGACTGTGATGCGCTTGGTTTCGCTAGCGCTGGCATCCGCAATTGCGAGCTGGTCTGCGGCTACAAGGTCAACACCTGCAAGTGCTGCAAGCTCACTGATTCTTAGGTCTGCCATGCTAGCGGTGTGACTTTAGGTCAATTCTAGGCACTGTCTACCTCCTCCAAAAGCATATAGCCTTCCTGCTCAAGGAGCAACGGATCGCCGTCTTCCTGCAAGAGCTTTCTTCGGCGGGTTGTTTGAGCCTTCAAACTGATCGGCCCAGTGGCGATAAATTCGATACGAGACACGATGATGTCGCTTGGCGCGAAATTGATCGCTGAGCTTGTGACAATGGCATCGAACTCCCACCACAGCGAATCGTTAAGTTGCGACGCATCAAACGAACCACCCTGAGCAGCGGTATCACTCGCTTTAACGTAAAATTTGCCGTGAAATAATGAACCGATTTCAGTACGCAAAATCAGCTGCATCAAATAATGCACTGGCTCGTATCCCGTATTGTTTACATAATCCCATTGCGCTGTCAGCGAACCACTGCCACTGATCAAACTGCTGTATTGCTGGCGGTGCTCATCGTTAAGCGCCGTAACATCAACAACCTCACGGTTTGTGTTTAGCTCATAATCGACAACGCAAGCCAGTAGCCTACTGTCGCGATCGCGAACTTTGACGCGGATTGGAATGTCACGGGCAATGCTGGTCAGCGTTACAAGCCCATCGGTACTGCCTTCTAGGCTGTCGTCAAAGTTGTCGTACAGCTTGATGCCGCCAAGCTCATCAATAAAAACGTACCAGTTGCCGCTAGTTTGGACGGAGCCGGCATCCCATCCCGTTGCATCGATAAAATCTAGATCAGTTCCATCGGTTGTTGTAATCTCGACGAGATCGCCGGCAATCAAACAACCTTCATCGAAGTCAAAACTAAAACGGTTTCTTGTTGCATTGACGTCAGATGGATTGACGACAGACTCTTTGTCGCTTCCCAGCGATTTGCGCTTTATCTCAATCTGACCAACGTTTCCAAGATAAATGCCCATTAGATCGTCACCCCAGTTAACGCTCCAGTGCCTTGGAAGCTGATTTGCGCGGAGCTAACCTCGCCAACACCAGCACCAAAGGTGACACTTGTGATGTAAGCGGTCAGCCTCACGTCATGGTTGGTATTGCCCTCGACCAGCCGCAAGCGCAGATCTACCGTGTCGCTGCTAGTGACACCAGCAATCCGCAGCACCTTTTTCAATGCCGTAGCAGCATCGTTACGGCCAGTGCCATCGTTGTAATACAACAGCGAAGCAGTGCCGCTAAACTCTTGCACACCTGGCACGTAAGTGCGTTGGCTGTCTCCCAGTGTGGTTGTTTCCAGTACCTCTAGCGCACCAGTGAGCGACCAGTTCGTGACTTTAATCTGCTCAGTATCGTCAATCAGGAGGCGGCCATCACGGCCCGTGTAGACCTTAGCCATCAGAGCACTCCAATCAGTTCCACTGTAACAGAGCTAAGCCCAGGTCTTATGCTAGACAGGCTTGGTGCGGAATCATACCGCCAACTGTTGTTTCCGATTGTGTCAAGCGTGCTGGCATCCCCGCTCCACCCAATCAAGGCTTTTGACGCAATGTCGAACACTCCGTAGGTGCCTTGCACTTCATCGAAATGATCAACAAAAAGCTGCGCTTCGGCATCGGTGATATTCTCGTACCCAAGGCTTAAAGTCATCTTGGTTCGCTCGCTGCCGTAAAGGATCCTCACCTCTGCGCCAGATTGAGCGTTAAATGTCTTAACAGGGAAATTACCTGGCGAAAAGCTGCGACTGGTGGGCTGCAATGCTGGAAATGCCATCAGCTGACTACCTCGAACGAGTTACGATCCATCAGGTCTTGGGAGATGAGACTGACCAGCGTGTCATCCGTGGGAAAGTCAGACGCGCTGATGTCAACTAGACCATCCTCGTCTAAGGTTAGCTGCTCGATCAAGTACACGTTTGTTGAAATCGTCTTGTCTTGGATCGTAAAAACAGCGTTGTATAAAGCGGTTTCCAGCACGGTGCCATTGCTGACCGTCATGCTGCCTTCTTGTGTATCGTCATCGCCGATCACATAATACGTGATGTTATAGCGACCGTCGGGCAATTCCTGCACACTTGTGACCTCGCCCGATGAGTTGATAATTCCGTTGTTGGCGCTGTTGTATGGGCTTGATTCAGTTGCAACACGAATGTAATCACCAACACCCAATGACATACCGGCAGGCGATGTCTTAAAGTTGATCGTATGAGTGATGCGTCTGCGTACTGACAGGAAATACTGAGCCAGCAGTATGGCGTGATCTTCTGTTGTGCAGAAC